ATGTTTATATTATTCGTAGGATTACTCATGTTTATATTATTTGTAGGATATTTAATATTGTCTGTACATACAGTAGTACTATTTACTTCACACATAACTACCTCTTCTTTATTATAACTATTTTCACAACAATTCACAACTACACCCAATTTATGAATATCACTATCTAATGTATCAAAATTATCCCCTACTGTATACCCAAAGTACATATAGGAATTAAACATTAATTCACGTAATTCATTCAATATCTCTAGTAATCTATGTAATGATACATCATAGATATGATAACCACTATCTTCATGAAAGAACCCAAACACAGTATGTCGACACCCATAAGGTACATCTACATAGTGTATATTTGTGTTACCATCACGTGTCTTAATACAGAATGCTAACTTATCAAAATCCCTAATACCTTCTACACCAATAGACACGGATTTAATATCAGATGCATTCGTGGATTCAAACACAGTAAACATTGTATTAATGATTGTCCGTAACAACACTTTCAATGATTGATACTTAGTATTATGAATCTCTGTCATGAACTTAGCACGTTTTAAATCTTCCTTAGTATATTTACCACACATAGGAATGACCATATCACCAAATGCAAGAATTGTATCATTATTCAATGGTATTCCATAAACATTTGTAGCATAGTTTAAATTATCCCCTAATTCATAATCAAAATACACCTTAGCATTATCTGATAATTTAGAAACCTCTGAAATTAATTTAAACCCATTTAATGCATCGATGAATACTACTCTATCTCTTGACTCCCATGTATGATAGAAATTACATATTAACTTACGAATTAGATGTAATAGATTAATGACTTCCTCACAATCTAACTCTGTCGCAAAAGCTTCTCCTCTAATATAATCAATAACAGATAGACAATCATCTGCTTTATGCTTGAATTGTATTTTAATTAAATGCTTTGTATCCCATGTAAAAGACGTTACATACACGTCCTTACAATATCGTATGTACTCAAGTAACATATCTAACTGATTCATGGAATTAGTATTTACATATCCCTTATATGCAATTATAAAAGCATTCACACCTTGATGAATGAAATCATCACCATAATGACCAATGCTCGTCATAGATAGTAACAGCTTATTAATATATTGACTATTATTCGCTATATCTTCTTTAAAGGTAGATTCATATCGATATCTAATATAACTTAACATAGCACTTGCTACAGTGCCAATACATGATTCAATAGGACGATTTAACAAGTCTTTATTAGTATTCACTGCTTCTACAAAACATGTAACCTTTTCCCAATCATTTAATTTTGATACCATTAATCGAATCGCTGTATCATCTACTACAATCACATCACCATGTAAACCAACATTGATATTGTTACTACTTACATAGTTGACTTGACCTTTACATTCATCAACATTAAGTGTAGGTAATACTTCATCACCAAAGAAAGTATATGCTTCTAATACAGCATTAGCATGTAACCTCATAATATACCGAATAATTGCTTTAATATTACTTAGTACTCTCTTAACAGTTATTGTACATTCATTACTAAATGCTACTGTAGGTAATAATATTTCTTCAATATCTGTCCCATACAAAGGAGTCCCTGTGAAGATATCATCATTCTTAATCTTAATACTAAACGTAACACTATCACTCTTGATATCATAATGCGGTACTAATCTATCGTCATCTTTAAACTTATTTACTATATTATACAAATATTGATACTTATGTATTAAGTCAATCTTACAAGCATCATCCATATTATCATAATCATATAATACAGTGAAATTAGGTATTAGGTTAAAGTTAGTATGACTTTTATTATATCGTGCTAAATCACCAATACTATCTACTACACAATTTACTACTTCTTCATATAACTCTTTAATCATAGTAGTAACACTTAACATCTTACCACCATCAAGTAGTAATGTAGTATATGTATCTAATACCTTAGCATCAAACCGTAAATCTTTTAGATATCTACTATCTGTTATCTTCTTATTATCGATATCATAGAAAGTAGGTACACCCTCTTTAGATAAACACATTTGTGTAAATACACCTTTAATAGATACTACTGTACGTAACTTATAAATAGTACGTACTAACTCAATATACGTACTAGCATCCATTCGATTCATTCTATAACAAAGTGACATAATAACCTCCTATTGTTTAGTAATAAATATATCCCATTGTTTCTGTATTGTATCAATAAAGAAACAACAACTATTATAATAACCACTAATCTTGTATGTCCAATCTAACCCAGACTTTTCCCCTAATAAATCATACATCTCAGGACTTAAATGATTAGGATATAACATATACTTAACCTTGATAGGATTATCATTATTAAGTGAAATCAGAACGCTATGTGCATAATAAGGTTTATTATCCATGTATACTACATCACCACGATGAGGTAAATTAAGTATATCAGTAATAGCATATACCCCATTTTTTAATGCCCCACGCAAGCCTAACATATCAAATGTAGAGGATATGTTTAAATATGTCTTACGAGATACACGATGAGCCTTTACATCATCTGCAGTATATTCTTGTACAACTGCTAATACTTCATCCCCTACTTCAATAGTACGATACCCTTTTGCATATAAGTGCATGAATGTATCTTTTATATATGTGAAATCTGTATCATCTACAACAAAATTCGTATCAATACACTTAGGTGAGTTGCATGATATCGCTACATCTACCTTACCAACCTCATCACTCTCTTTTACACTCACTGTAAACAAAGATTCTAAGAAAGAAGAAAACGTAACTTTCCCACATGATTTAACTAATTCATGAATCCTTTTAATGTTATCAGCACTAAATTCTTTTATATCCACATTACCATTATCACGTAAGAAAGATAATAAGAAATCCATTTGATATCCCTGTAATCTCTCCTCACTTTGAATAGGATAACGTCTTAGATATCGTTTATATACCTTACCCATAAATTCATTGAAAGCAACTACCTCACGAGGTGGTAATATTACTAAAGCAGGTGTTAATTCACTTAGAAACATTAGATTACCATCTTTAACTTTAACAGTATAATATACATGTCCATAATCAGATATATGACGTCTCAAGAAAGTTACATCTAAACTCTCTAGATACCCTAGAATTGCTAAAGCTACCATTGACGTATACTTACTCATTTTCTTATATGTTTTACCCTTAGACATAATTATTTCTCCTTTACTAAATTATCAAGTACTTTTTCTAATACATAATACTCATCTGAAATATATGTTACATTATCTACAGTATACTTATAATTCTTCTTATTCTTTTCATATAGACTTAATAACGTATCTAGCATATGCTTATTGAACCCTTTACCATACTTCTTAGCTTCTACATGATATAAGTCCATATCTAATGCTCCATCACATATCTCAGTGACTACATTAGAATAGATATCTGTAAAAGAATAGATGTCATCATTATCAGATACATCTGCTCCTTCTACATGTTTTAAATATTGAATGCACTCATTGACAACCAGTTGCATGAGTTTATAACTAGGAATCATGTGTCTTCTCCTTATGATAATACGTACACAGCACATGCAATAACAAATAGTGTTATATTAAATATATGGTCTGGAATCCCTATTGAAATATATGGCTGTACAAAAGACAATAACAATATAATAAACAGTAAATAATATGAAGTCTTTAACTCACTCATTTCGCACCTCACAGTAAATAAAACTATTATTACACTATAAGTATACTAAATATAATAAAAAAGAGATAATACAAACTTTTTTAGCGTTTTGTACTATCTCTATAAAAAACTTTTATAATCCCTATTTAATATTATATTTCTTAATACGTGTATCTAAACATTCACGATATTCAATCATAACAGATAACTGTTTACATAGAATATAATAATCCTCATGCTCTTTATTATCATCTAAGAATGTAATTAAATGATTGATACGTTCTTCTAATGTTTCAAACTCTTCTAATAGTTTTTCTTCCCAACCCATAGTTTATCTCCTCTATAAATTACTATATAGTAATACAATATTTAATACCAGAAATAAAAAGAATGATGATTCTAACACCATACCAAATACAACTTCTAATCTACCCCTAATAGTATTAGAATCTTTATACTTAGTAACACTATCATAAATACTAATACTTACTAAGATAGCTACTAATGATAGGAATATAATTGTTAATATAGCTATGATTGGTGGCTGAATACTAATACTATACATTTTCACTCCTATCAGTATCATAAGAAATAACTGTATTGCGTTTCTTCTCATACACGTCTACATATATTTCATCTTTATCACCATTATAAGTGACTTCAATTAATTCTTTGACATGTACACCACTTACAATAGCTTTCCAATTCTGTAATGTTTTGCATGACCACACTACAAACATATCACTAGGAATTATTTTATTAGCATTATAATTAAAATCACTAAACAATACTGACCTTGTAGCATTAATTGCTCTATCTTGTATAGTCCCACTCATGTTATTCTATCCCCCATGTATAATTAACAACTGGCTTCTTTTCTACTTCCCTAAAGCTAAAACAACTCTGCTCACCAAAGTAATCTTCCCAATAAGCATACTCATAAAACTTGCCATTCTCTGTGCATTTATAGATATATCGCCTATAAGTATTATTGCTATTACATTGTTCATGCTCAAGAATAACATCAACTCTCTCAAATAAATCTTCAGGACATTCCCACCATAAACCACACAATGTATCCCTATCAGCATCTAGTAATTTCTGAATATACTCTTTATTAATTAAACTCTTTAACATAGAATACCCTCCACATAAATCCCTAGTATATTATTTAGTACCAAATAGTAGATTCTTAACATATTCTAAGTTATTAGTAATCCAAGAACTAATGCTAAATGTTTCATCTTCTTCATTACTACCACTATTTGTATCTTCTGTATTTGTTTCTTTTGTATTGTTATCATCAAATAAACTATGATATAACCATGTACCAGTAAATGCTCCCATTACACTATTAAAGAAACCACCATTATTATAATAGTTATTAGTGATATTACGTGTCTCACTACTTGACTTAGTCTCTGTTGTACTCTTTGTAGATTTTACACTATTACTTTTACTTGGTGTACTCTTTACAGGAGTACTTTTAATAGGTGTACTTCTTACAGTAGGTGCTGACCTAACCACAGGAGCAGGTCTAGCAGATACACCTACTGCATTTACATAATAACATGATACACTAGCTAATACAGATAATACAACAATTCTTTTAAACAATGTACTCATTACACTTCAATTCCTCTGTTTGTTTCTTTAATAAATCATAAGCCTTACGTCTCATATCTTTTTCTACATCATAATGAGATGTAAACCCTTCTACATATACGTTAGAATACCAATCAAAATCTTCATCATCCATTTTCTTTTTAGAATCTTCTATGGATTCTAAGAATTTTTTGTAACGACTTTCATTAGTATCTTCATATGCCTCTAAGAAATGTAATATAGACGTATTAACACATCTCTTATACAACTCAGTAGAACTAGTCATTAATTTATTGAGTATGTAAGCCTCAATTTTAAGTCGTATAACAAAGAACCCATATTTTACTATATCTAACCATGAAGTCTTCTTATCGCTCATATCTTATCATACCTATCTGCTACAGTATCCCTAAATGTTTGATACTTAGCATCTTCTAAATAGAAAGAGTCAGATGTGCCTAATACCTCTGTAGCAATATAACATAATAATTGCCCTAACCTCAACTCAGGATAACAACCCCAAATATACTCTATATCACGTAGCACATCCTTATGATTATTAATCACTTCTTGATTATTTGTATAAGAACGTGTCCTATGCTCTACTTCCTTATGAACGCACATCTAACAAACTCCCCCTAGAATACTATTCAAATAATTTACTATAAAATACCAACTCTTTACCTACGTCATCTAACACATATGTGTCATGATAGAATTCTAAATCAATCCTACCATATCTCTTGATGTACTCACGTCGTAATGATATATCTTTTACTATATCACGTTGATACACAGCCATAATCGTGTTACCTTTACACCACGACATTGCCTTATCTACACTAAATACTACATAATCATGACTGACACTAACTATATCGCCTACACTTCTGTATACCTTATAGTAGTTTGTATCAAATAATCTACCACTATAATATTCAGCTAAGAACTTATTATAGATAGCCATCTTCTCTGCACTTTTATATCTACTATAGAAGTAATATGATACAAAGCATAATACACAACACAAGAATAAAGCAATCACTAAACCCATATAACCACCACCTATAATAAATAATGAATTTGATTATATGATACTATCTCTTCACCAAATCTATGATGTCTATATGCTACTACATAGAATAAGAAATCTAACCCATCTACATTATACACAGATTGATAATCACGCCCATATAAGAACCTATACTTATTTATCTCATAAGGACAACGCTTATATACATACATCACTGAATGACCATCATAGTATAAATGATTTTCAGTAATGCCAAAGATAACATAGTCATCACTTACACATACATATGTATCACCTGTTACACAATAATAGATATCGTATATAGACGTGTCAAATAATTCCCCATTATAATACTTAGCATCAAACAGTAAATACTCCCTAAGCAATCGATTTGGTAATGTTATCTTATATACACTATATATCAACCCTATTAGACATATAAAGAAAGCAATATATAGTAAACAGTTTATTACATTGATTGTTACAGTATCCATATATTACATTAACCCACATTCTGTATCTTTATCACTTTTAACCATATCCACATAATGCTCAACTACTTTAAAGTTCTTTACTCTGTCTTCATTAAGATAATTAATTTCTACTAAATGACCTACAAATAACTTATTATTCAACCATGCAGTCTTAGTATCAAAATCTACAGTATATACTACCATGAAATCACTACCACTATAATGATAGACAATCGTACTATTATCTTCCTTTGTTATGTCATCACTTAAATAAAAATTCATGAAGTCATTAGCAACTACTTTGTTAGCAAATACAATAGTTAAACAATCGATACAATCACTAATATAATGAACTATTTCATTAACTACAGCATTGCAAATTAATTCGCCATCTTTATTAATAGAGTAGATATCATAAAGTCGTACATTCCCTAGATAGTATTCAATAATAAAATACTCCCCTAATTTATACTGTACACTATGCAATCTGATATCACCATAGTTATATGTAGGTACACTTACATCACTATAGTAGTATTTGAATGTAAAATCTTCAGCATTATAACTTGTATGTGATGCTAGTAACTCTAATTGTAATCTAAATTTATTAAACCGTTGAGTATCTATTGTATGTGCCATAATTTATCTCCTATTTAATACGTCTTACCATGAATCCACTTCATACACCCTAGTCGCATATAATACATTGCTCTATCCATTGATAACTTAGATACACCTTTACGCTTCTTAGCACGTTTTTGATAACAACCAAATTCATAAAAAGCACCATCTTCTGTATCAGTATCTATATCATGTAATAAAATAAGTCCAGCATCCCCTAATTTACTATCTATGACATCTTTATGTAAATAATATACATCACTAGGTAAACAATAATAGAAATACATCACCTCAATGCTTTCATGATATATCTTCTTCTTGAAATCATTTAAGAAGTCTTGTAGATTTAATTTAATCTCTACCTCAGTTAAATGCAAGGACTTTAAATTAAAGTATAATAGGTCAGCTTCATACTGACCCTTCTTAGGTACTGTCATTAATACATTAGGTACACATATATTTTGTTTAAATAAATGACCACCCAATATCTGCAGAAAGTTATACTCACTTAGAAATCTACTCATCGTCCAACACCAATGTCACAATACCATCTTTATTAATTACTTTTGCTATTTGGTATGGAGTCCCTACAGCATTCTCTACTTGAACAGTATCATCTACATAACATGATGTCTCTAGTAATTCACTAATTAAGTCTTTTACGTTATATACCATCACAATTTAATCTCCTTTTAAACTACTCTCTATAAATGACATGTGTTACAGTATATTCACGAGTAGTTACAATATCCCCAATTAATTCTTGATATTGTAAATATTCAGTATACTTATTAACTACCCTATAACCCCTTTGATTCATATCTTTAATGATTTTATCTACTATATAATCATCATACTCACGACTATCATATGAAACATATAATGTATCACCTGTATGATTCTTTAAGACATTATCATTCATAATATGTATAGGGTCTGATTTAATAGCTTCAGTCTTTCTTTGATTATCTTGTTTTATTGATATTAAAGCTATGATAACTAATAAAAGCACTATAATATGGAATACCCATTTACATATTTTCTTTAGTATACGTTTTATCATTTTTTATATCTTATGTCCACATAGCGAACCAATTCCTACGTAAAAACTTTAATGCACGCCTAACACATCTAACGTCTTTCTCTTTCCAAGAATCGCCTTTCTTGAAATAGTAATGTAATACCTTATACGCATATTTTAATTCCCTATGCATTTTCCTATGACAGTCATCACTATCCCAATCAATGATAGAATCATCTAGGAAATACTTTACATGAAATGCAATCACACCACTTAATGTAGAATCTAAATTCCACATAGCTGAACCCCTATATCTAGTATATAGTACTTCTAACTCATTATACAGATTTTCTTGTAGCCTATCATAACACACATCACGCTCTTCTACAAACACACTACATGTATTGATATTAGGTTCTTCTTTTACTACACCACACTCACATCTGCGTAGACGTATACACTCTTTCTCTATTTCTTTTAATCGTAGATACTCATCCATGTCGATTGATACCTTAACAATCGACTCAGGGAAGTATCTGATGTCATCTTTTGTATTATTACTACCTACACTATTATTATCCATAACTACTACTTACTGCCTATAATCAGACATTACTCTTCTATAATACCCCTATTAACAAAAACACCTCTCCCATCAATCGTATTCCGTGTACCTTCATGTTTTACATTACAGGTACTACAACCATTCCCACAAGTATGATTACATGTAGTACCTTGACTCTCTACATATCGTAAATAATTATAGTATTCTACATCTGCAGTATCACGTACTGTATCTTTTGTGCGTCCGCCACCATATACACAATAACTCGTTGATAGATTAGGTACAATAGATTTAAAATATCTCTTAAACCATGTGATGCCATTGTTTGATACCTCTACTACCATACCATCTTTTAATACACCACTAGCGATATCATCCTCTATTGCTTTTGTAGTTAATTCTATACAACTTCCCTCTTTAAGTTCATACACACTCGTAATTAGAGAATAAATATAGAATGATAAAGACTTAGGTTCATTCCCTACATGATTATATCCACTACTATTAGCATTAACACCTAGAAGAATATGTCGTATGCCCATAGAGTCAGAAAGATGAATAGAATCCTCTGTCCCCATGTCTCTGCTGAAATCACCAACGACAACCCCACTAGAAGTAGTATTAAACATAATATCATTTCCAACATGATTTACACCTTCCCCATTGCTATCATGAATATCACCAACAGTATTAGAAACCTCACTACTGACGTTTCCTTCCGTAGCAGTTGTATCCCCACTACCATTAATACTATTGTTGGAATCATCTCCATGATTATCACCATTACCTTCAGTCGTACCTTCAGACTCACTATGAGTCATCACCTTATTACCATACCATTGTTTCGTTACTTCATCATATACAGGACGACTATGAAACAATAGTAACCCATTCTTACTATCATAAGACAAATATTTAATGCCCCAATGATAGAAAGACCATAACAACCACTGTACACCATCTTTTGTAGTTAAGTTTTTAAAACTATCCCTACGTACACTATCTTGTAATAAGAATTGTGTCTTGATATCTAAACTATAAAACCTATTCATTATCTTCTACATTGTTAGTATCAGTCGCTACCTCAAATAAAGTCCCTACGTCTACATTTAAAGCCTCTGCTACTTTACGACATGTACTAATGCGAACATACTTTACATTCTCATTAATTAGACTGTATAAAGCAGGACGACTAACACCACTACTCCGTGATAACTCACTTATTGAAATCATACGCTTCTGCATTAACTTTTGTAATGCACCACTACGTAATCGAAATTGAATCAAACCCATAATATAAATCACCTTATCTTTAGTATATAGTAACACTATACCAATGTTACAATTACTTCAATATCACTCTCTCTTTGCAATACTTCTTTGACATCACATATCTCAGTAATGATTGTATCTAATGTAGAAGTATCATAACCGTCTCTGTAACCCCTTACATATAGATTACACTTCCTATCACTATAATACAATGTTGCATCTAATGTCATAGTACCATCTGTCATAGTACATTTAACACTCTCTACAGAATAATCCACTGCTACTACATAATTACTACCATGTGTATCAGTACTTACCCCATCAATAAGATTATCCTTGTAATAACAATCAAGTGCATTCACTAATTGTTTTATCGTATTCTCTAACATACTACACTCACCTACTTTTATTAGGAATTAAACCCTTTCTTAAATGCTTCTTGTAATGCATCATATAAACTATCAGCATTAATAGAGAAGTCTTTCTTATCGACTTTACCACCACGATGACGTAATGTATAACCCTTGTAATTACCACTCTTAATATCATCTGTGTCAATAGACATTACTAAACTAGAAATACCACTACCATCTGTATCTTTAGTATCTTCTTTAGCATTAATATGAGATTTAAACTTCTCAGCAATGCTTTGTTTCTTCTCTACCTTAGGAGTAGCAGTAAAGTTATTGAACCCTACTTCTTCTAAATCATCTTTCTTAGTATTGATATCATGACATAGATTAATGATATTATCCTTAGCTGATTCAGCTTCTAATCGAGTAGTGAATACATTACCCATGTACAACATAGCATAATCAAAGATATCGTCTTCCCATACATCTCTGACTACATTATTATTAGTATCTACATAATAATATTCATCGCCATACATATAACGAGTCGTATCTTTCTCAATACTATATGCACCACTCAAGATACTAAATACTTCCCCTAAATTCAATACTGATTCAGTATTGCAATCAATAAAAGAACCATTACTGTCTACCTTAACAATTTTACCTGTTTCTGTAACTCTAAAGATATCGTCTACCTTTAATTGATGAGCCTTTAAGAATTCATTAACATAGTAATCCATATGCTATACCTCCACACCAAACCATACTGTAATACTTTGTAAAGTTTTGAAAGCTAAAATTAAATCAAACATATTCGATATGGTGAATGTATCATGAGATGAATTGTATGAGTGTTAGCCTTCTCCTAAATAAAAAGACCTATTTGAATATACATGAAAACATTACACAATCTTACAATAGTTTACATTATACTATATAGACTAAACGATAACGAATCAAACCATTATAAAACCCTATACTATAATCAATGTATAGATATGATACACTCACTATATCTTAATCATATAATACCATATCTGTATTGAATTGTAAAGTTTAATATTTTTATGTAAATAAATAATAACACAATAATACAATAGTTATAAACGCTAACAATCCACCAAAGAATAGATATGAATATGACAAATCACTCATATCACTTGTAGTGTTCTTATACTTTTCTATCCCTACCTTAATATTATGTGCTAATACATCATAATAGTCAGGACGACACTCATAGTCTTCTACATAAAAACGCTTATAGTCCATATCAGAAACAGAGTGTTTAAAGTAAATATGCAATAAAGTGCCATACTCATTTGTCTCTAAATCTATATCCTGTAAATCCTTTACATGATACACACCTCTGTCCCAATCCCAATAAGAATTAGGAAACCCATAAGACCCACATGACATGCCAATATCATAAAAGAAATAATCACCTACCATCCCAAAAGTTGCATAAGAATGACCTACCATATCTACCACCCCTCTTAGAATAGTAACAAGTACGCATTAAGTAATAATGATACTACCAATATTACAAATAATATCGTATCAGATGTATTCTTAGTAGTCTCTTCTTCATCTTCAGCACCATGAATAGTATCCACTAAATCCATTAATTCTTTTTGTTTTGCTTCCTTAAATTCATTTAAGAACTCTACCAACACGGCAATATTTTCACGATTTACAAAAATATTTTCATAACTTCGTGTATTATCCGTGAAATCTAAGAACATACTTTCACCACGTAGAAATATATCATTTACATCGGAAAGTTTATATGTTTTACTCCCCAAAATTACAACGTAACCATTATCAATATAAAAATCATCTTTAGTATACATAATTTACCATCTCCTTATAGTAACCTTAACATCACCTAATATATCACTGATATCCAAGTACCCTTTATCTAATAATCGTATCTTTTCTTTTAATTCATGACTACGATTTTGTATGCTCCTATACCTATCAATAGCATTTAATAAATCAGTCTTAGCAGATACAAATTCTGTCTCTATATCAGACAATTCTAACTCATACTTTTCACGTAACTCTTTAGTATTAATCTCCATCAATACGACTCCTATTTGTATAAAAATAATGATATAACTGAATCTCTTCTTCAGTCATACGATATAATAACTTTAATAAGTCATTATGCATATCTTCTTGTATATCACTAAATGATTTACTTACTATTTTATCAGCCATACACATATTACATTACATCCTTCGAGCAAAAGACATACAATAACAAAAACATAAACAAATAAATACTCGTAATGCTGTAGTATGTAAATCATGAGTTCCACTATCATAAGCAACATTTAAGTACATCGCATATGACATAAGAGCAATCATAAATACTATGATATTAATAACCCTACCCATGTAACACACTCACTAACACCATTCCAACAAAGCAAGAACACACCATAAGAGCCAACATGATAAAACCAAAGATACCCCATTCAATGACTAAGTAATCTTCTGACTTAGAATTCCTAATGAGTTTATTAGTATCTTTTATAAAGGAAATTACGTCCTCTATATCTCCTTCAAACCCATTAAGACTAAACCAATCACCAATCCAATCTTTCTTTGATACCTTAAAATAAGTATCTTCTAGATACAATCGATGTAATGAATCTAATTTATAGTAAAACCTATCATTAATCACTACATAATCATCAATCACTTTATAACTCTCTAGAATCAAATGTAACACCACCCTTACGATACAAACAAAATATTTATTTACACCCTAATAATACCATATTTGTAAAGAAGTGTAAAGTTAAAATAAAAAGGGTAGTGAAACTACCCCTTTAAATAAACATATAAAGTATTGAGAATATAAAACAAGTAATAGAACACACAAAGAGTACCATAAATGTAATTCTAAATACTGAAAAACTTAATCTACCTTTTGTATTATCTAAATCGTCTTTTAACGAGAAATAGAATGAAACAACAAAGAATGGTAATGTTAAGACAAAACATCTTGAAGTTAGATATGAGATGTCCATAAACAAATCAGACACAGTCAAAACAATCACTCCTTTAAACTAATTACTCTAGTAGTAGTGTAATCAACATTATAGCCCCAACCATAATCAATTAGGTTATACTTAAATGCCCATCCACGAATTGCCTCATTGACAATCAATTCTAAATCTTCTTCAATTTTATCATTTGTAAAATCATAGATACTGAAACAATCCCTACTATCTTCTAAATCTTCTTGCATAAGATTTAAAATATCTTCGTCCCATACATGAGGAACATATTCCTTACACCTAGAAATATAGAATTCAGTCATAGTATCATCTACTAAATGCATACCGTCAACATAACAGAAATCTTCATAATCATTAATATCAGGGAACTTTTTAAACAATTCCCTACCCCATGTAACAGCTTCATCAAATGTATTGAAATAGATAGGTGAAAACACATCATGTTTTTCTAAATGAACGATATACTTATAAACAATATCATCTGCATAGTATGTTTTATAGAAAATATCTTCACGACAAGAATAAAACTCACCTTTAATTCCTTTAATGATAAAGTCACCATCTCTAACAGACAAAGCACCTTCTAATGTCCTTAGAAATAATTTACCATCACAATTATAGAAACAATTATCAGTACCTACTTCTTCCTTTAATAGTCTAGTAGACTCTTCATCATTATAGAAGAATTGAAATGCTTCAACTGTTACAGGCTTTTTAATATATTTCCTCATTATTTACCCCTTGTTACCAAATAAGCAGTAGTAAAGTTTACAGAATCTTCTAAATCATATACCTTAGGCTCACTATTCTTAATCTTTACAACAGTAAACACATATCGAAGTTGTTCAGTATTATTTTCATGAAAATGACGTAGAATAACATAATGTTTTACATCTGTAACACCCTTAGCCAAAGACTCATCTACATCTGCCACATAAACTACTAAATCAACATCTGACTGAGTTAAACGAGATTTAATCTCTTTAGGTAAATCACTAGCATCAATTTTCTTCCAATCTAAATCAACATCTCTAAACTTAGCCATACCACTTAAAGATGCGTCTTTAGTAAAACCATAACTTGCCCAATGTAGACTATCATCTAAACTTAGTGTATTCCCCATTACAGATACATAAGGTTTAGACAATATTTTATCAGATGGTGGGCTATCAACCACTAAACTAAGAATGCCACCAATAACAAGAATAACAACTAAAACACTGAAAGATACAGAAAGCCAAGTCTTCATAGTACCATCTTCATTATAACCAATTTTCTTATTCATAATAAACCTCCTAAAATTAAACCCCTATAAAATACGATATGCTAAAGTAACAATGCCTAAAGAGAGAACATGACAGAGTACTGAAACACATACTAAATTATAAAGTCCTTTGTGTAAACAATAACAAGTAACCATAAAAAATAATAAAGTTAGTAAAATATACATAGCAACCATTCTCAATCACCCCTTAAAAAACTTAATGAAACTATGTAAAGAACTCATAAAACCACCACTAAACATCCTATTACAAAAGAAAGAAGTCTCAGCTGTAGGTTTAAATATATGCTTAAACAACATATAGTATTTAAACCACACAACATAAAAATTAAAATTATTTGATTTTACCTTAGCAGACTCACCATCATCACCCAAAGTAACAGATAAGTAGTAATCCATACAAAACTTGATATCATCTATCTTAATATCATTAATATTAATAGGTGCAATATCGAAAGGGAATTTACCACCATATGACTCATCTAACACAGCTAATGATACAACATCAATCCAACCAATCGTAGACGATTCATAATCGTTAACCAGAATATGACACCTAATATAATAATCATCTAAGAACTTATAATAACTATCTATTTGTATACTTCTGTTTGTCTCCATAATATACTATCGCCTTCTCCTTCATCTCATCTGAAACCGTGAAAATATTGTAAATACCATCAAATAAAAAATCTTTACCCATAATAACACCATTCTCAGAAATAAAGAATTTGGTATTAGGATAATACCACCGTAAAGCCTTTAGGATAAAATCCTCACTATAATCACACACTATACATCAACACCATTCTTGATAAAAGTAACCTACACAAACAGTAAACCCTTCATCATTAGGAATAACACCCATATAAGAATACTTTTTATTCCTAGTTAAAATTTTGATAGCCTTTTGAACTTTAACAAAACCACCTTTAAAATGGTATAAACGAAAATACACTGCAATCACTCCTCTTAAATAAAAATTACTATCTTTGTTGACATTATAATAACATACTTGTAAAGTTTTGTAAAGCATAAGATGAAAAATAAAAAGGAGATAGTATTTTCTACTATCTCCTCAAATATTAAATCTATTATTTTTTACACAACTTCAATACTTCTTTTTGTATTAACTTAGAAATCTCTATGTTATTACCTAACAATAAAATTCTACCTTTATTCAATGCACCATCTTTAATGGATAGTAACATCTTTTTGCCTTCATCTGTCGTAAAATATTGCTGATACTTTGTCTTTAACACCGCAAAAGGAATATCTTTATCAGTAATATAAGAATATAACTTAATACAAGAATCTAAATCAAAGTCTGCAGTATCACCCTTAAAAGGTTCAACTAGAAAACGATAACTAGCAATCTCACCACTTGCATCACCATAAGTACAAGGAACTAATTGCTTTTCAACTACTTTATAATCAGCTGTCTTAGCTTTACGTGTTCTTTTCTTCGTACCTTTATATGCCCATAGTAATTCATCTTTCAATACTCGTAAATCATTAGCATCTGACAACAACATATCCTCAGACAAAGGAATATCCTTACCAGCACCAACTGCACCTTTAACCATGTTTAAATTATTATTAAACATGCGATATTTGTATTCGTCGATTGTACGTTTTGTTACTAACAATATAGCATATTGAGTATCAAATTTTGAATCCCTACGACAAACCCTTCCGATGGCTTGAATCATGTTCTTAGTAGAAAACGAAATATCATAGAATATAATCGTATTGCATTTCTGCAGATTTACAGATTCAGTCCCAGCTGATGTAATTAACACAACATCTCTAGAACCTATATTTTCCTCTACAGCTTCCCTAACTTTAATATTAATAGAACCTGTTACTTTATGTATCTTACCTAAGTTAAGTTTTTTCTTATTCTTCTTTAGAATAGATTCTAATCTAGAAATTGTCTCTTTATACTCAGCATAGATAATAACACTATACCCATTACTAAACGCACCCTCTAAAGAATTTAAAAGTAATTCTTCTTTAGGAGAATACTCTGTATCACAGTAATTAGCTAATAGGTCTTCCATCGTATCATCTGTATATACCCTATCCACGAAACGCTGTAAATCATGCATCCTACGAGAGAAATTTCTAGCATCATCTTCAAAGTTCAAAATGCCACTAGATACCCTCCTATAAATCTCATAGTCTTTATCAGATAAATCGCAATCTAAAGCAGTAAATTTAAGATTGTACTCTTTACCTCTGACAATCATAATCTCATTAAGTTTTTCTCTAAGTATATCTAAATTCTTATAGCCATAGACTTCTTTAACTTTAATCTTTGTAGGTTTACCACCACGTTTAATATATTGGTCTCGTAAATTCCACAATGTAAAATTATTATCAAATGTATCTTTCTTTCCTAAGAAACCAGGAGCAGAAAAATTAACAATATTATACAAAGAATCTAATGAGTTAAGAATAGGAGTAGCAGTCATAAGCCATACAATAGAGCATCTAGAACGTATACTTGACATAATCTGAGAATACTTACTTTTCTTATCTTGAAGTTTATGAGCCTCGTCAACATTTAAAATCATAGACACATTTCTAGATTTTAACTCCGCAGTAATCCTATCCAACTTCTCTAGTTGAGTATCTGTACAAACAAAAATACGATTTGTATCTAAATTATAAGAAGTGTAATCTGCAGAAATAATCCCAACCTCATCTTCTTTTAAGAGAAGTTTTTCAAACAACTCTCTCCTAAAAGCCTTTAAAGCCTTAACAGGACATACAATAATAGATACAACAGTATTATACTTATCTAACAATACTTTATTAGCTACTGACGTTATAAGAGTTTTACCTAAACCACATTGTCCACCTAAAATACATCCTCGTCTAGCAAGCATATATTCAGCACACTCTACTTGGTCACTCCCTAAAGTAATCCCATTAAAAGAGATATACTTATCTTCTAATTTATAATCAGCCACACTTACCTCATCTTTACAAAATAAAAATAGAGTCCACATTAGACATCATGTGAACCCTATTTTTAGGAGAAATTTATGTGAATAAGCTTCTGTAAAAAGCTTCTATCAGAATTAGTAGTCTTAATAGACTGAGTGATAATTGAACTTAGGAACTAACCACAACCGTGACGAAAGTTCCTTGTTTGTGAGAGTGATTGAGAGAGAACTTCAATGAAACCACTCAGTCTATTAAGACTACTAAAACCTCTATCAATAATATACCATAAATTATAACCACATGCAATAGTCTATTATTATTTTTCTAACAATCTATTTCTTTCTTCTTGCAGAATATCAGACAATTCAAAAATCATATCTTTATATAAGCCATCTTGATGAATGGAATCCTCACCTTTTAACATACAAGAATTAACATAAGCATATGTATACTTACTGATACATTTATCTATTTTCTCCTGTAATGTAGATGCGTCAAACGACACCTAATCATCACCACCATCTTTAAATAAATCATTTAAAACACGTGGAGTATATACACGCTCTGTAATATATAATTTATGATAAGACTTATTCACATGATTTGAAATCTTCCCTAATTCATTCACATAAGAAGTATCTAATTTTAGTATAGGCTCAATTAACTCTAATATATCTTTTGCTTTTCTACGAATCATAGATACATCACGTATAGAACTTACTATTTTAGTCTTACCACTACGAGTAGTAGGATATCTTAACTCACAGTAATGATATAAATCCCCTAAAGCCTTATCACACTCATTAACCACAGAACTAAAATACGAATCGTTATTCCGTAAATACTTAACCATATCTACAAAATCTTTTGTTATACGATTAATATCTTCTGCAGAATAATCACTCTTAAATTTAATATCATCAAAAGACATTTTAATCACCATCACTACGCTCTAATTTAACTTTAAAGAAATCCTTTATAGAAGTCAAAGATATAGGAAAATAATCATTAGCATCTACACCAACATCATATCTCAATATACCATCATGTCTATTTTTTAAGTTATACTCACATTGAGCATGAATATGACCGTGTAAATGAATGCTTTTCTTCTTGTAGCTACCATTCCACTGCATTAAAGGATAATGCATTAATACATACTTAATCTTTTCTTGATTAAATTCTTTATAATCAAGAATATCTTCAAACAAACTACTGTCATATTTTAAATCATGATTACCACGAATTAGAGCCTTACGTCCTTTTAACTGTTGTATCAACTTATTAGACTCTTCAACAGAAATCTTATATGTTACATCACCTAAGATATACACTAAATCGTTTTTATGAACTATCGAGTTATAATTTTGTATTAGTTTTGTATTCATATCTTCAACACTATCAAAAGGTCTATTCTGAAAACGTATTATATTCGCATGGCCTAAATGTAAATCGCTTGTAAAATATGTTTCCATAAGAACACCTACAAATTATCTAACTCATCTAATTTACTATGAATAAGTAAAAAATAATCCCTTAAAAACTCAATAGAAGAATCATCTGTTTTGTAACCAAAGTAACCCCTAAATTCAACAATGCTATTAAGATTTGATGCCATATCTTTAAATGATATACAACATACAGATAAGAAAGTATGATAAAAATCTAATGAATCGTCAAACATATTATCATAGTTAGATACATAGTAATCATACATTATATATGGTATTAATGATGTATCAGTAATTAAGTGTGTTTCACCACCAACAACAATAGTAGCTTTATCAGTATACTTATCATACTTAATAGCGTTATTCCCTAGCTTAAATAAATCCTTCATGCAATCATGAGCATAATCTAAATAGCTAGATAGTACTTCAATGACATCGTATATTTTACAGAAATTATTATACATAAAGTACCTCTAAATGTAATCTCCTAATGTATACCCATAAATAACACCATTATCCATAAGATACTTCATCCACTTCTGCACATCATCATATACACGATTAGCTACAGGAATAGTACCAATATACATTTGATAATCATAAGGCTGTAAAAATAGTTCATCTAACACATCAATCTCTATAGCCTTAGTCTTTTTATTGATTGTGACATTAAAACTAATGTCACAATCCTTATCACCAACACGTCTACTAAAATACCATCTATCTTTAGCATAATCCGTAAACCCAATTTCACGCATCATATCATCTGACAAGATATTAGCTTTTATATTCGCATTTTGATTCCTTGAATCTAAAGGAACATTCTCATTAATACAAACTTTCATGCTTGCCTCCACTAGCATAATACATATGCTTAACATCTATAATACTCTTATCTTCTAACTCACTAATAAATTTTGTCCTTAAAAAAGAAACAAAATCTTTTTTGAAATCATCTAAGTTATCTGTGTTAATATCCTTACCACGTAAATAAGCACCTAATAAATCCCTACAATGCTTCCACCTTAAATATGAGTCAGATTTAATCTTAACCATATAGCCACGAGCATCTGTCAACACATAACCCTCAAAATAAGCATCATGAGCCTTTTGAATATAGTAATCTAATTCTTCCCTAGTAGAAATATAGTTAGACTCTACTGGAATTAAAGAGTAATCAAATAATAGAGATGGATTGTCAACAAATACTTGACTAAACTCATCCATACATTTCTTAGAAAACTCAGTATCTATATGAATACCATTACCTAAATGTAATTGATTAGGTACAAAGTCTAACAAGAATAATCTATGATTCTTAGCATAATCAATGATATGTACATCTTTAGGATGCACCATCTCAAAGACTGCAGAACACTCATGCTTAATAAGAATATCACGTAAAGCATCTTGAACTAATGTATTAGCCTTATAGAAATTCTCTTTTAGATACCCAACATGCTCTGATTTAGTAGAACTCTTACTAGCGAAAATATAACAATCATTATCAAAATCCCATGAAATAATTCCTAATGAACCATTCTCTTTTTTAGCAACACGAATAGGATATTCTAAAGAGTTTAATTCTTCCTCAGTATCCATCCTCTGTCCTAAATTAAAGAATTTATCATAAGACCGTGCTTTTACCTCACCACTAATCCTATCAACGAATAAACCTCGTGCCTTAACAGTAATATCATTCCACAAATCATGTTTAAATGCATCCCTAGTGAAATTTAAACTTACCATAGAGCCACAATTTTTAACACTCACTAGTCTAGAATTAGCAATAATATTAACCTCTAATGATTTAGTATCTAATGGAACTTTACCATATTTCTTTGTAAAGTTGAAGTTATCTTCTAAGTATTTTTTATTGTATACTGTGTTTTCATAATTTAATACAGTTGCACCATCAGTATTAATATCTAATACTCGTAGATTACCTCCAAATTCAACTTTACCCTCTAAAGAGTAGCTAAACCCATCTGCAGTAGTTACACCACGATGACCAAAGACTTGAACATCTAAACCTGAGGTATGATGTCTCATGAATTCCAAAGAAACTTCAAAGTCATAACCACCAACACCATTAATGCATTGATTAGAAGATAATAGCATCGCATTACTAGGAAAACGTGTCAACCCAGCATGAGTTACCATGTAACGAATATTGCCACTCTTAAAGAAGTAACAAGAATGTAACTTACGATATAAAATACGTAATTCTTTCTTCAATAAGTTTTCATCTTCATAATGAAGTAACCAATCCTTCAAAGTTGTTTCTACAAATCTTTGATAACCAGTATCATCTCCAACCTCACCATGAGCATATCTAACCCAATGCGATTCATGATTACCTTCTAATAAAACAACATTCTTCTGCTCAAATAACCATTGAATTGTCTTTAATGTATCGTAATGTTCAATCCCTCTATCAAAGTAATCACCTACGAAAACATAAAATGTATCAGAATTAAAATCCTTTAAAGCATCTTGAAGAACACTATTACAAGAATGTATATCACCAATAACTTTTACCTTATTATAAACATTAGAATCGCATAAGAAATCTACATTATAATCAGATAAAAAATCCTTAATAGATTCTATCTTAGTAATATCACGATGTAATTTAGGAGTATCTTTCATAACCTTATACATCTTATCACAAATATGATGTGGTACAAAAGAATATGTTCCTCTACGCATTTCATTCTGTTTAGCTATCTGAAGTAAATCAGTAGGCATGTCATAATGATAAATTCTATAATTATATCTTTTAGCCAATTTCCTATATTCAGAAATTTGTTTTTGTAATGTTTTATGAGAAGAGCAATGTGTCGCATCAATAATAGTAAATTCGCCTTTATTCATACGATACTCTAACATTTTATACATAGTCTCAAAAACTACATCATTACACTTTTGATTAATAGAAGAATCTCCTTCTTCATTCATTACAGGGGAAGAGTACATAAGGCGTAATTTATCTGGTGATAAAGAATAAGGTTCTAAATCTAAATCACGTATAAGAGTTGATTTACCACTACCAGGGCAACCCCTCATTAATAACAAAGCCTTCATTATTTAATCACCATCTCCCTAAAAACAGACTCCTTATAAAATTTCTTAGCATGTGCTTTAGCAGTATCTAATCTATAATTAGATAACAATTTGTTTACTTCTTTAACTGTAGCAACCAAAGAAAGATACTGTTCCTTAGTTAGAAGAGATTGAGTACTAACTCTAACCATCTCATCACAAACCAACATATTTAATCTGTATGATGTGGTATTATCCCACCCATTAGTTGATTCAGTAATTTTGATTAACTTAGATAAATTCTCATCTTGAAGAACATGAGAATTTAATATCTTCAACCTATCAACAAAACAATGTTGAACACTCTGAATAATGTAATTACCATCATAACGCTCGCCTACTCCTAAACGAAAAATAGGTGCTATATTATTAGGCTCACCTTGTAATAAAGGGAATTGATTTGAAGAAATAGAGCGTAGCATAGTAAATACTTTTTCATCAAATAAAGAACCTTCAACAGTAACCAAATAAGAAGAATAAGAATTATCAATTACAGAATTATTATCATAATATGCAGATAGATTACAATATCGATTATCAATAATAGAATATCTGATATTAATCTCCTTAAAATCAGAAAGCCAATCTAGTAATTCACCCATAGAAACATTAGTGATATCATAGTAGTTATAGTTTATCATTATTTGTACCCCACTATTACCTCAGAACTTATACATGAACCTAAATACTCTTTAGATTTCTGAGCCTTTAATTGTAATGCAATCCCTTGTGTTAAAGAATTTAGCCTATCTAAAGCAGTGCAGAATTCTTCAAAAGTATTAGATGACATATATCCAAGATTACCATACAAAGGAATACCTAGAGAGCCTAATTTGACACTGCATACCAAATTATCTGATGACGTTAAACTTAAATTAGCAATAGACTCTACTGCAGAATCCCCCAAACATTGATAACAGAAATTACCATAGTCTGACCTATTTTCTAATAATGAATATGTTTTATGTAATTCATAATCCCCATTATTAAGAATATTAAACTTACATAGAAATGTAGGCGGATTCTTAATATCGTCTTCTTTAATCTCAAAATCTTTTACATGCTCATATAACTCATTAAAAATAGGGTATACATCATCTAACAGTAAATAAATAATATCTTTAGAGCCTTCTACTAAACTAGAAAGACTATTTCTCTCACTTTTAAGCAACATAGACTTCTTACGTTTTAAAATATATTTTAAATCATAATAATTTGATTTAAAGACTAACTTATTAATATCAAACCCTAAACGTACAAAAATAGACACAATTTTACAGTAATCATCTAATGGAATATTAAAATATCTAGTAGCCATATTACACCTCTTTATAAACACCAACATTAAACAATCGAATTGCTTTTAAAATAACATCTATACACTCGTGATTAACAAGAACAGAAGTATCCTTAGTAATCTCAAAAGTCCATTTACGATAAATAACAGTAACCTTACCTAAATCAAAAGTCAAATACACAGAGTAATCATACCAAAACACATGTATTGTTTTATCTACAAAGTCATAAAACCCTCTTTGTATATCAGAAAGTTTTAGCTGTAATAAACCCATCTTACCACAAACCTCAATGTTTAAGTTCTTTGGTATAGACTGATAGAACTCAAACTCTGTAATTTGATAAGTATCAAAAGAGTCAGCTAATAATACTTCCTCTAATATAGAATCCTTAGGTGTACAGGTATAATAATACCCATCTACCTCAAATGTACCTTTCTTTGGTAAACAAGATTTAATTGTTTCATTACAATAATTAGGAATTTTTAAAAAATCATATCTGTATAAATCCAACATAATTATTTCTCCTTAAATAAAAATGAGTATGTAGAATTAACAACATCTACATACTCATTATAACACTATACTATTAAGTTGTAAAGTTTTGTAAAAATGAACTTAGAATAAACGATATTATTTACTATTCCACTCTAACTTACTACCTTTAATAAGTTGAGTGTACCTCACATAAGGATTCTTTAACACGCTATTATGATTATTAATAGAAACAGTATCAGAATCCAAAGAAAAATCATCAACCCACATTAATTGCTTTTTCTTTCTAGATTTTATACTTTTCATCCCAACTTACACTCTTCTAGAAAATAATTATATACTTTTGTAGTACATAAGTAACTATCAAAAACACTACCATTTTTTACTTCAAAAGAAATTTCACCAATGCACTTAGCAGTATCAATCATAGACAATGTAGACGAAATTTCAAAAGTATTAAATTCATCCTCACATACTTCTAAATCTACCAACCACACTACCTTAATGCATCCATTAGTAGAAGAAAAAGATTTAATCCCTACTAGATGAACTCCCATAATAGAATCTAGATGACAGCAAAATCCTCTAGTCCCTGTGAAATTCTTATTAATTTGTAACAATGTATTAGCTAACACATCATAATCATGTCGTACAATTAATTCCATTAATCAAACACCTACTCAAAAACCCACATCCATATAGACACAATCAAAGATATCATAGAGATACCAGAAAAGATAGAACTTAGAGCATCATAAACTAATTTTTGTTTCTCATTTTTAGCACTATCCTCAACAGATACAAAAATAATGGTCATAACCAATGATGCTATAAATAACTTGAAGAAAAAGTAATAATCCATCTTAAAATTACTCCAAACACGAATTAATCTTTTTTGACTCTAAAATATAAGAATTAATTAAGTGCATTGATGACTTAAAAGACTCATCAATAAAATCACCCTCACTTAAAGCAATCTCAGAAACTTCTCCATTGACACCTAATACATAAAAGATATTATCAAAAACATAAATATCAGCAATAGCTTTTAATGAAAAACTACGACCACATATTCTAACAATCATATCACCACTAATAACATTATCCATAATTTAATCCCCCTATACTAATTAAAATCCACAGTTAAAACCACTATTTAATCGTTGTGTAAAAGATTCTACTTCTTCATCTGTAAACTCGTAACCTTCTAAATCATTATCTTCTAAGTTAGTAGATGAATCTGTATCATCAAAATCAATGAAATTAAAAGTCATTAGAGTACTTTTATCTCCCCATACTAACCACCACTCATAACGTTCATCAAAATCATTGTAGTAATCAATGATTTTACCATTTTTATATGTTGTTACAGTACCTAAACCATTTACAACAGTATACGTATTAACTTGTACGGTACAACCTAATTTATTAGAAATTGATTGAAAATTACGTCCGATACCAACACGTAAATAAATAATAGCCACTACCTCATCATCGTCAATCTTGACAGCATCATAACTCCAACGATAATGATTCAACTGCTCGATAATATCGTCCTTATCAGAAAAATCAGTAATATGTGCAACAATACCTAAATTATCACAAGTACTAGCAAAAGTTGTGTAAAACATAAAATCCCCTTTTTATTAAACAACGAAATCTATTACAACAACACTATAGCATAGTTGTTAAGTAATGTAAATAATGCATTACTTAATCATTTCTAATACGTCTAATTCTGTATCATCCTGTTTAGCCATTTTAAGCAGATTTTTACGAGTGTATATTTCAAAGGTATACACCAACCGCTCACCACTAATCTCATCTACATCCACTTGCTGACTACCTACTTGACTATGACTGAAATCACTATGATTAAATGTAAAATATGTATCAGCACGTCTAGTAGTATTGACCTTTGTTACATAAATAGAGGTTACGTCATTAATAAACATATTATAAATATATGAACCACCAATTACAAACGCACGATTATCACCTAAAGCTTCAAGAACTTCTTCTCGACTATGAAATATTCTAACACCAACAGGAGCCTTGTAATCCTTATCTGATGTAATTACCCAATGCATTCTATGAGGTAAAACATTAGGTAGACTCTCAAAAGTTTTACGTCCCATAATGATTGTAGTCCCCAAAATCTTTTGCCTAAAGTTCTTTAAATCGCCTTTTAGACGAAATAGTAAATCACCATTAACACCAATACCATCACAATTATCTACACAAACAATCATATTAATCATTTTTACAATCCTCTCAAATATAATTCACAGATAAAAACGCTATTTAATATATCAAATTTAAGCTGTGTCGCATTTTCAATTAACACATATAAGTTTATATATGTAAACATGTAAATGCTAACACAGAGCAAAATACGAAATATTTTAAGTATCTGAAAAATGTAACGCCATCTTAAATAAGCCATCATATAATAAAGAATTTAATATATCAGTCTTAAAATATCCACTCCCCATAACTTTTGCATACAATAAACTAGAAGATACTTCTACTGAGATAACAACATGATGTGCATGTAAAAAAGCAACATAATCAGTACTCAAGCATTGTGAAACAACTTTATCATTATGCACAGAAACAACATCACCAACTAACTCATTAAGAGTATTCACATCACGACCAAGAATATGACTAAAAACACAATCTCTCTCAGTAGAGGTGAAAACATCAAACATTTCCAAAGGAGTTGATATATGTCTTCGATATAAACCAAACCACACCAACCCATAGTCACTACACATCTTATCTCTAAGATAAGAAATCGTATTCAATAATTCAATTATATCTTTACTATCTAATGAATCCATATCCTTAAATACGATATCAAAATTAAGTACGCTAGAAGAAACAACTTCTCTACAACCTACATTAATTCCGAACACAGTCTTAATATCAATAGATGATAGCCTCCCAGGATATACTGTATCACCTAAAAAATTATTATCAGTATATGCATTTAGAAAATCATTGACACCATTAAAAACATTTCCATTAAATGTACTGAATATAGCATCCCCATATACAACTGCCAAATCTTCTATAAGAATATTAGCTAAATAACCTATATACTCACTAGAATCCTTGAACATATTTCTGTGATTCTTAGATAATACCTCATGCTTATTTGACACCTTAATATTCATATAGCTATCCATAGAACCTCTTGTGAAACTATAAGAATAGTTAAGCACACCATGAGGAGTACCAGAAGAAAAAGTATTATACTTAGTAAGATACGTAGTGACACTTGTATACAATAACCCTATATCCCTAAATTTGTACAAATAAGGACTTATCATATCTTTAAGCATTTTTAGTTCTGCACGAGTAAATGTTCTAGAATCATCTGTAACAAGAATACAAGTATCTTTTAAATACCACCGTATTATTAACATAACATGCCCCTATTCTTTAACGATATCACTATAATCAAGTAATAATTCAGCTAACAACTTATGATAATTACTGCCATTAAAGAAATGCTTTCCCATAACTTTATTAGTCAACAAACTAGCATTAATACCAACAACAAAAGACACTTGTGTAGAACCTATATAGTTATTAAAGTATACAAAAGCATCGCCATTAAAAAACCATTTCTGTATTGTATCAGCCTTATATCTCTTATAGCCTATATTAGATAATACCTTTACATCTGCATCACTAAAGTAATCAGAGTCTTCCAAAACCAAATCACCACTCAATAAACGTACAAACTCATCATCTGACTGAAATATATGTTCCCTCACATAAGACAAACACTCTAAAATATCTAACAATACCTTAGCATTTATATTAATCTCAAGTCCATCATGAAATAATACATCAAACCTACGTAATGCAATGAAAGTACCAGCTTTTATATAATCAATAGAACATCGTATATTATGCCCTAAACTAGAATGATATACACCTTTAATAGCTGTATCTTTATTATACAACCTTTTTGACAACTCACTAGATATATCTACCTTCATACGACTAAATGCATGTAATAAGAAATCTTTATAGTATATTATCAATAACTCTGACACAACCATTACTACTTCATCATAGTTAGTATTAGACACACCTTTACTAAAAACATACTTTATAGGGCTACAATTTGTTAAATCAATCGTACAAGTATAATTATCTGTCTCTTTAACATACATAAAACTAGCAACGATATTACCATACTCCATAAGGTAAGTATGCTTGAAATCAGCTGACCATACTATACCAAAATACTTAACTAATCGTAATATATCAATATACTTATACAAGATAGTATCTAGTTTAGCACCTATATAAGGATTCAAACATACAGCATTCCTAGAAAGTATATGCCCACAATCACTACTCTCTACACACACAATCATTAAAAACACCACCTATCATGATAAGTAACCAATATATTTACCATATGCATATAACGCATCATACAATAATTTATCTAGTACATTAGGATTGAAGAAACTACTCCCCATTTTCTTATGCAAAAATAATTTACAAGATACAGTAAAATAAATCATGCAATCCATTGCTCGTACAGTATTAGCTGTACTAGGTAACGTCCTACAAGTAATACCATCACACAACTCATGAATACGATAATACTTAAAATCATCGTTGGTATGATGTATTACACTATTGACACAACTCACGTCTTCCCTATCTTCAAAATAAGGAATATATGAAATATACCCATGTGACATCAAAGTGTTATATGTATCAGTATCAGAAATGACTTTACGACAATAAGCAAGCATTTCTAACATATCCAAAACATCATCTGCAGTACCACATGTATCAAAAGCTATAGGTACAATCTCAAAATGACTGAACATTCCACCTATACGAAATGTCAAATACGTAACACTAAAACCTACTTTATCACATAATTCACTATGATATTTACCTTCAACTAAATGATTAACATCATAACGACCAACTGCAGTAACATCCAATCCACCAAAACGAGTATTAAACAATATCCCTAAGTGATAAATATAGATATGCTCAAGACTAGAACGTATTAAGGATATAATCTGTTTGACAGATTTATAATACTGACTTACACCATCATCTGTATAGACACCTCTAGACATAAAAGCATCACTAAATAGAATCTTGTGAAATACGTGTTCATCATCTAAAAAAGTAAAGCAAAACTGTTTATCATACCCAAAGTCGTACTTAAACTCGACACGACCAACACCATCTACTTTATAACAATCAGTGCCACTTAATTGAACATTACCATTCAAACCAATATACATACGTACAGAATCACGATATAAACTAATTATATCAGAAATGCCTTCCTTAATAGAACTTATATCTATTACATGATTCAACTCTATAACAGGTGAATCATCATTAAAGAATATAGTTAACATATTTGTAATCTCCTTTACAAATCAAACCTTATATACATAAGATACCATATATGTAATGAAATGTAAAGTAATATTAAGTATTGTAATATTAAGTATTGTAATGTTAATTAGTAATGTTAATTCTGTAATGTTAAGCTATCTGCAGTATTCAACAAGTGCATGTGATACGTAGATAGGATATAAGCCAAAATCAAAGACTCGTGTTGCCATCATCTTACGCATAAATTGATTCAATGATATAACTACAAATACATACCAATCACTAATACTGCTATCAATACCACATTCATCCACATATACACTACACAAACAATTATCTGTCTTAACTTGATTAATCCTATCAATCTTACGACTCTCTACAACCTTATCTAAGTCACCCATGATATCACATAGACCTTTGTCAGCATTCATAAACAAATACCCATGTAATGTGCCTATAGCAGAACCCCTACTTGTATCATGACTATCTTTGTAATCACGTATATCGTTTCTAAAATATGAAATGATTTGGTCATGCACATATGCCATCGTTTCTAACACATTGAGTATAGTATTAATATCTTGTTTATCTTTTACATTACGAAAATTAAATTCAAAACTACCATTTGTATATTCACAAGATAAATCTATTTCTATATCCCTAATCCGTAATTCATTTGTTAGCTTAGAAGTCATAACGACTTGATTCGCTATATCACTATGATACACACTAGAGATAAAACCATCACTACTACGCTGTAATAAAGCATCCCTAACTTTCTTATTCATCATGAAATCAACATACACAGGATATAAGCCACGTAATAATCTATCTAGTTCCTTTGTTACTTGATTCATATGAGATAACCAATCAGTATACACACTAGATTCTGTAAACGCACAATCTTCTTGACAATCCATGCGTATCTTCTTAGCAGACATTAAATGTGTTAATACATCACGACTAAAACTTTTAGTGAAATCAATATAAACCTCACCTATATTATTATCACTACAAAACGATTTAAAACTATAGATATACTTTAGTACATCATGCAAAATATGAGAATCATCTAGTAATAAGTTCTTATATCGACTATATGATGTTATACACCGTATCTGATACTTAATAAAATGTACTGTATCTCCTAGGCTATAATTCGCTACATAATATACAAACTCTCGATACCGTGAAAATACCTCAGCTAATGTATCTGCTATATACCCATACTCACTACTAAGGTCTGACCAACACAAACTATAAGAATTATTATCCGTGTTAAACAAAGTCATCCCCATACCATATGATGAAGATAATACTACTAAACGAAATGTATAATTATTGATGTCTATATCATAATCCTTACCATCTCGAGTGATAACACACATAACCTTTTACACCATCCTAACCTATTTCATGAAATCTTATTCCATAAATTCCTCTAATATCTTTAAATACATACCATAGAATGTTTTAAATGTAAACACCCTCGATGCCATTACCTTTGTAAACAAATCGTTAACATGTACTGTCAAACTCACTTTATAATCATTTTCATCAAATTCGCCAGCACAACCTTTTATATACTTAGTACCATATGCTAAAGCACCCTTACGATGTAGTCTTAAAAATGAATCCGATAATTGTCCAACACCGTCTGCTCGTATATTAAACGCATACTCACCATCTACGTTATCTAGTACCATATCATGTAAATACGCTAGTGTCTCTAGTACATACAATACACCATCGACTTCCTCACTACTGAGTTCTTCTTTTTTAATATCATAACAAAATTCTGTATTCTTACAGTAATTTAATTTGTACTGATTACCTTCTATAGGTGATACACTAAATGTGTACATAGCATCAATACTAAAATTAGTCACCCTACGATATTCTACATCGATATCAGCATAAATAGTACTCGTTTTAACTACATCACCATGATACACACCTGATACTACATGATTCGCATATCTAGACCATATCTCATCTGACACCCTAGGTGACATCATATACCTAACAAATACTACATACAGTCTGCTCAACACACTCTCTATTCGCTGTGCTACACCCTTTAGTAATAACTCCCACGTACCATAATCACCATAGCCATCATAACCACTATCTCGAATAGCCTTAGCTTTTAATATATCATCCTTTATTAATGATTCTACATAGTCACTACCAAATGTTATAGTAAAATTACCATACATACTCACATAAATACTATCTATACCATACAAATAGACATCGTATTGATTAAACCCATGCACACGTAATGATGCCACATCTATCGTCTTCTCTATTGATTTATTATCACGTGTAACACATTGTATATAGTTAATCACTTCACGATACCTAGATACTATCTTTTCTATTCCCATTCGTATTTGATTACACTCAGCTACTGCGTTATGTAACCTTTGTACCCCACGACTATCTACATCTATTAGATTCACTTCTACGTCAAAACTCTCTAACCCACCTTGAATAGATAATAGTGTACGTACTTCGTTATCCGTATCAAATGCTCGACTCACTCTCACTACTTCCTTTCCCTATCAAGTCAATTTACGTTAAGTCCTTACGTTAAGTCCTTACGTTATGTCCTTACCAAACACAGACTTAGCATACGCTACCATTAATTCCTTATAATACCTTTCTATCAACCCTACATCAAATACCCTCGATGCCATTACCTTTTTACTTAATAGACTAGCTTTGATATCAATAATTAACCCATACCCATAATATAAATCGTCTAACTCACAGATAGCACCTTTTTCACCAATAGTCTCAGACATAGCTTCATCTTCATTCGCTACCTCCATAAACCGTTGACTTAATTCCCTTACGCTTTCACTCGTACTGACTATGATATCACTATCTATGTCCCCAAAATAATCCCAACTCTTAGACATATAATAACCAGTTATTTTATCATTGATATATGCCATCATCTCTAGTATTGATAACAACCTACGTAAATTATCACTATCACCACTACCTAGATTTTGTATGTCTATTTGATTTGAATGATTCGTCTTTCCACGTACATTCCCTTTATCATCGATTTGATACCCATACAATACATCAACATAGTAATTTAACATCCGTATTCCATCTATTCCTATATTGACCTTGATATCAACACTATCTCCTAAATCACTATGATAGACACTACGTACTAACCCATCTTCACTACGCTCTAGTACATACTTAGCTACCCCCACATTAGCCATCATCTCTACATAGACACCATACAAACCCTTTAGTACACACTCTATATCTTGTACAAATTGATTCATGTACCCTAACCATTCACCAACTCTATCCGATATATCGTCTATAGTATCATCCATCTCACTCGTAACCCTCAAGTTATGTGCCTTGATAAAATTACTTAGTATATCACTTGTATTACTAAACTGTACCTCTATCTCCTCACTACCTAACTTGTACCTTAGTATACTTACATTCTTGACTACACTCTCCCATATTCCACCATCTACATAGTCATTCCTTAATTTACCTTCTCGTACTAATTTACTGACTATAACATTCCTCGAACTAGTGTCATTTACATCACTACATACCATTAAATATGACATTAATTCCCTATACCGACTAAACACACTCGCTAACTTAATCTTTACATACTCTATCTCATTACTATAACTGTCCATCGATATCATTAAATTATGCTCTAAGCTAGTATCCATGATATCAATCCCTATATCAAATATGTCATGTCGTATAGTTAGAAATAATATACACCTATTCATATCTTTTATTTCTCTTTTCATTTTTACCTCATCTAATCCCTTTCAAATCAA